ACTAAACAGTTGATCCCGCTATCGGGAGTTCCACCAATGTCAACCGTCTTGCTGTAGGTTGAACCGTCATAAAGTTTAGTGATAATTCTAATCATCATCTTAACCCTCTTTCAAAATACTTTTAGCCATTTTAACCGCAGCATTCCAACGTACTTTACTAACACCGTTGGGCTTTCGTAGCTTTTGACTGTAACAAACTTGGAACATTACTTTTGTGAGCGTCATTTTTTTATCTTTCATATTAGTATTATCGTCTAACCCCGTGACACGTTAGGTCTAACCTGCCAACTTTTTAGCAAGTTTTCGAATCTTATTCAACTGAGTCAGATTCGTACCATTTTTGGCATTAACTCGGAACGTGACACCATTGGTCTTGATAACCCAAACTTGATTTTTAAATGTGCTTTTAACTTTCATCTTTTCCTACTTTCTTAAACTCTTTCCTTCTTACACTTAATTATATACAACGAGTCAAGGGCAAACACGTAAACCCTTACTATCAAAGGACTTACAGCTTGGGTGGACACCTAGTTTTCGGGACACTTTTCCTAAGTCGTTACTGTACCTATACTTAGATGCCCCACCTTTATGGGGGGGGAATTGACCGTATGTGTCACTGGCTGGCTGGCTGGCTGGCTGGGACTTGCACCGCCCCCCTACCCTACCCCCCCTACCCCCCCCGCTGGCTGGCTGGCTGTCGTGCGGGGGTGTTTTATGTTCAGATTTTTACTGGCGTCCTACTTCCGCTTTTGGGTGGGTGGTTTAGACGCAATCCAACACAAAATATTATAAATGTCTTACCTAAACCGCCCCGATTGGCCCATAAAGTTCCTGTTTTGTTATAATAATTGTGTATAGAACCTATGTTGCGTCTATAATAGAGATAGGAGGATACATATATGTCTAAAAAGAAATCTAAAGGTCTCAAATCGCACCTTAATACTAAGAGTACGGCTAAACTGACTAAAGAAATCGAAGAGCTTCTTGAACAAAACATTCCAGACCCCCCACAGCCCATCGAGGCCGTTCTTGAGTTTAAAGATGAAAGTCCAGAGGTGATTGAAGCCCGCAAAAGAAAAGAAGATGAACGTCTGGTAGATTCTATAGATCGATTAGAAAAAAACGAGGCTAAAGATGAATATTCCAGAAGGTATCAATGAAGAAGAGGCCATAAAAACCATTATGAAGGTCTCCAAAAGATTGGCCCCTAAATATGTCTTTGCCACATACGAAATTGAGGACATAGAACAGGAGGCTTTTCTTATTGGTATCGCCGGACTCGAAAAGTACGACAAAAGTCGCCCTCTAGAAAACTTCATGTACACGCACATTAATAATCGCCTCAAAACTTTCAAACGCGATAACTATTATCGCTTGGACTATGGTACTGCCGCCCAAAAGATTCAGGACCGCAAAAAGTCCCTCCTTGAACCTATACATATTGACGCCCTCTATAACATATGTACGCCCGACACTATAGACAGTGAGGCCCAAATAAATGAGACCCTAAAGCTTATAGACGAAAAACTTCCCCCCCATCTGAGACGAGACTATCTCAAACTCAAACAAAACGCTCCTTTGCCAAAAGGCCGCAAGGCCATAATCATTGACACCATAGAAAAGATTATCAACGGAGAATATGATGAAGAAGGGTAGATTTTCCAATGAAGAGATGGACTTTATCGAGGCGAAAGCCGAGGTTCTTTCTCCAGAGGACATAGCTAAACACCTAGACCGAGATCCAGTTAGCGTCAGGGACTGGATAGGAAAAAATATTGGATTTAGTAACAAACAAAAAAAAGAAGCATTGGTTGCTAATGAACTCAAAGAGAAACCATACTACCGCGAGTTGAATCATCAATTTACGCCAGAAGAGTTGGAAATGTTTGAGTTCCACTTCAAGAAGATGTGGAGTCAGTTTAAAGATGATGTATTTCACACAGAAGAAATGCAAATCATCGATACGATTAAATTAGAAATATTGATGAACCGGATTCTAAAAAGTCAACATGAGAGTCAAGAACAGATACAAACGTTTTCGGTTTTAGTTTCGCAAGAAAAGGCGGTAGACAAAGATCAAAGAGACATGGATTACATTATGCAACTGGAGCGTCAGATAGCGGTTCTGAGGGCTGGTCTAGAAACACTATCCAAAGACTACAAAGATCTCCAAGCTCGCAAGGCGACGATGCTGAAGGATCTCAAGGGTACTAGAGAGCAACGTATCAAAGCAATTGAGGACAGTAAACAAACATTCGCTTCGTTAGTGAAGCAAATAGCCACGGATGCAACATTTCGTACCCAGATCGGTATTGAAATGGAAAAAATGAGATTAGCAATGGAGAACGAGAAAGAACGATTGTCAGAATATACCACTTATGAAGATGGCACCGTAGACAAACCGTTTCTGACACCCGAAACAACAGAAGGGGAGCAAGATGATTAGCTATGTTATGTGGGCGATTGTATGGACATTGGTTATGGCACTAGGAGAGTATTTAATCCATCGGTATACAATGCACAGAAAAATTAAAATTCTACCTAGTTGGATATTTCAGCACCATTCGATAGAACATCACCATCACGAGAGAAATGACATAAATATAGATTTACCATTTCATTATCATCTCATAATTGGAAGTCCGTTAATTATAGGGGCTTTCTTTATGGGCCTTCCGTGTTTGTTGGCGTTGTTGAGCGTGTTTGCGTTTCATTCATACGCTTGGACCAAACTTCATCGAGGAATACACGGATTGGAGAAGAATTGGATGATGAAGTATCTTCCCTCATATTTTAAGTGGGCGAAACACCATCACGAGTTACATCACCGGAGACCCGGAAGAAATTTTGGGGTCGTTTATTTATTTACGGACTATTTATTTGGGACATAGATTAAATGACTCATGAGTACGCTTTTATTCACATACCCAAGTGTGCTGGTATTTCTTTTTTAGAAATGATTGAAGGTCCATTTCGTGATAAAATTTTATTTTTTGGTCATGATGTTATATTTAAGGAGATACCGAAAAATTTAAAGCAGATTATAGTATTTAGAGATCCGATTGATAGATTTACTTCTGCGTTTTTTTACTCTCAAAGAATGTGGCAGGTTCCATTTAGAGATCCCAACGAACTAATTTACCATTTAACCGGATCGGACATGCATACAAAGAAAATAGCTTTAGATTTTTTGCGAGGACACCCAAAAGACAGGAACGATGAGAAAAAAATACCAATAGTTAACGGAACACGAATACAAACCAATTACACTTATCACCCACAAACGGCTTGGGTGGACAATCCGTACAGGGTTTTAATATTTGAGAGACTACAACAAGACATAGACGAGTTAGGACTGGGCTTAAAACTTCCACACGCCAACGACTCTCCCAGAATAGAATTCGAATACGATAAAAAAAGCGTGAGCTATTTAAAAAAAGTATACAAGGAAGATTTTCATTTTTACGATAAATGCAGGAGACAGTAAGTAGATGAAAGCAATTATTTTCGGTATAACCGGACAGGACGGAAGCTATCTCGCAGAATTACTTCTTGAAAAAGGATACGAGGTGGTTGGAGTAACAAGAAGAGTAAGTGTTGATACGTCAACTAGAATTTCTCATATCTTGCCAAAAATAACTATTGTTGAGGGCGATGTAACGGACGGCTTTAATGTTGGTAAAATTATTGAAGAACATAAACCAGATGAAATTTATAATTTGGCCGCACAGTCCCACGTAGGGACAAGTTTTAAACAGCCGAACCTTACCACAGATATAACTTATTGTGGCGTTTTAAACATACTAGAGGCCGTCAGATATAGCCCCAGAAAGGACGATATAAAATTCTACCAAGCAAGTTCTAGCGAAATGTTTGGTAAGAACTTCAATGAAGTCATCGAACCCGTCTTTGGAAAAAGCCTAGAGAAATACCAAGATGAAAACACAGCCTTCATGCCTCAAAGTCCTTACGCTATTGCAAAATTGGCAGCACACCATTTAGTGCGAAATTACAGGGATTCTTACGGCATTTTTGCCGCTAGTGGAATCTTATTTAATCACGAAAGCGAGCGGAGAGGTGAAAAGTTTGTAACACGCAAAATAACAAAGTGGATTGGAGAGTTTGTTGCTTGGACTGAAGATAAAAACGTTTCACCCAACGATTTAGCAACCGTCGATGTAGATGAAGTATATATTCCCGGCAGAACTGATGTTTCTCAAGGTTTTCAATTTCCTAAGTTGAGACTTGGGAATTTAGATGCACGACGAGACTGGGGGCACGCAAAAGATTATGTAGAAGCTATGTGGCTCATGTTACAACAGAAGACTCCTGATGATTATGTTGTGGCCACTGGCAACACTCATAGTGTAAAAGAGTTTTTGAAAGTGGCGTTTGAAGCTGTTGATATAGATAACTGGGAAAGCTATGTAGTAATTGATCCAAAATTCTATCGAGCGGCTGAAGTAGACTACTTACTAGGCAGACCAAAAAAAGCCAAAGAAAAACTAGGATGGGTTCCGAAAATTAGCTTTAAGGAGCTAGCGGAAAGGATGGTTAACAACGATGTCAAAACGTCGAGACTACAGCGATCCAGTTTACAAAGAATTTAGAAAAAAGGTACTAAAGAGGGATAAATATACTTGCCAAATGTGTCAAAAGAAAGGCAAGAGAGCGAGACTTAATGTTCACCATATAATGAAATGGAGTTCTGCTAGCTCGCTTAGATACGACCCGGACAATGGAATTACTTTATGTAGTGCTTGTCACAAATCCGTAACAGGCAAAGAATCGTATTATATGTCATATTTTTTAAGTAAAATAGAGAAAGGGAAGAAATGAATTGGGAACCACAAGATATTCTTGATGCTATGGAGACGATGAATCCCGGTGAAAGTGTTATGTTTAACTGTAAGGGTATGGACGGCTTTTGGCAAGGCGTTCAACACGACTGGCGAACGAAGTTTTCTGGAACCGATTTTAAACTTGAGATACACTATGGTGATTCGATTAGCTTGGTATTAAGTAAGACTGACCACTCCCCTGCCCCGCCGGTAGTTGAAGAAAAAACCTTAGAAATAGAGATTAGCCCAGCGGAAAACGAGCCGGCAGTTGAAGAAATTGTCAAAAAGCCTTGGTGGGGGGGTGCTAGTGACAAAGCAGACGAAGAATTATAAGGTAGTAAAAGATACAAGAGAACAAGAAGGATGGTTTTTTTCTGAATATGATAAGTGTGACGGTATGGAGGTTGATACTCTTCATACGGGCGATTATACTTTAAGGGGTTTTGAAGAAGTTGTTTGCGTAGAAAGAAAAGCCTCAACGTCAGAGATAGCGATGAATTTGGGCCGGAAGAAAAAACCCTTTCAGGAAGAGATGGAAAGAATGAAGGATTATCCTTTTTCTTTTCTTATATGTGAATTTAATATGGAGGACATTTTGAGATTTCCAGAAGGCTCTAATATTCCGCACCGAGCGAAGTCTAGAGTAAAAATTACTGGAAAATATCTGTTGAAATCTTTAATGGAATTCCAAATTTGGTATGACACTAAGATACTATTCTGTGGCAACAAGGAAAACGCATTCTTGGTTTGTAACAGCATTTTCAAAAGACTAAACGAGCTATTTCAACAAGAGGATAAAGAAAATGACCAATTCTAAAAGGAGCAATTTTTCTTCAATGGCAGAAGAGGCTCATGTTCTTAATCTTATGATCGAGAAGCGTGAGATATTCGTACATGGAAACTATTCTCCTCCAGAGGAAGAGGGAGATCCCGGTGTTGATTGGAGAATGGCCAACACGCTTGTAAAAAATCTTAGAATACTTGAAACGATATCTACAAACGACATAATGATTCATCAAATGAGTATAGGTGGTGACGAAGAGGCCGGCTATATGATGTACGACGCTATAAAACAAAGCAAGTGTCACATAACTATATGTACTCACGGCGTGGCGGCGTCTATGGGGTCTATAGTTCCGCAGGCCGCAGACCATAGAATAACTATGCCAAGCTGTTGTTGGCTAATACACCGTGGCACAACGGGAATCGGTGATCATCTCACCAGAAAACAGGCGAAATCTTGGGCGGCATGGGAAGAACATGCTGACAAAAAAATGGTTGATATATACGCTGCCAAGTGCGTTAAGTCGGAAAAATATAAAGACAAAAACGAATCTTATGTTCGATCAGACATAAAAAGAAAACTAGACACCAAAGGAGATTGGTTCTTGACTGCTCAAGAAGCGGTCGAATATGGATTCGCTGATATGGTAAATAATTCATGATATCAAATGCTCAAAAGATACAAGACGCTTGGCTAAACATTGAAGTCGATGAATCCAGCCTGTTTAATCCTATGGACTTTGTGGTAGGAGACCTAGACAACGAAAAGCTACTAGAGAGAGTGGCTTGGCTCATGATGAGGCCAGAATACTTTTCATTTGCTTGCAAATATGTTTTAAACATAGAGCTTTCACCTTTTCAATCTTTATTATTATATGAGATGTGGAATCGTAAGTTTCCAATGCTCATAGGTAGTCGTGGTATGGGTAAGTCTTTCATTCTCTCTGTGTATCCTCTCCTCCGTGCCTTATTCATGCCGCGACGTAAAATCATTGTTGTTGGTGCCGCTTTCCGACAGTCGAAGGTTCTATTTGAGTATATGGATAGCATTTGGAAAAATGCTCCTGTTCTCAGAGATTTGTGTCCTTCTAATAGCGGCCCAAGGAGGGATGTGGATAGATGTGTGATGCATATTGGTCAAAGCACCATAACATGTCTTCCGCTTGGTGACGGTAGCAAGATTAGAGGCCAGAGGGCAAACGACATTATTGCTGATGAATTTGCCTCTATACCTAGAGATATTTTTGAAAATGTCGTTGCTGGCTTTGCTGCCGTTGCCGCCTCTCCTATTGAAAAAGTAAAGGAAAAAGCTAAAGAAAAAAGGGCCAAAGAATTAGGAATTCCCATGAGTGCCCCCAAAGGTCAAGATATGGACAAATCTAACCAAATTATTTTATCTGGTACGGCTTATTATGACTTTAATCATTTTGCAGAATATTGGAAAAGATATCACAAGATAGTAAGCAGCGGAGGACAAAAACATAAACTAGAAGAGATATTTGGCGGCAGTGTGCCCGTGGATTTTGATTGGAGAGAGTATTCTGTAACAAGAATGCCGGTAGACAAATTGCCAGACGGCTTTATGGACACGGGACAAGTGGCTAGAGCGAAAGCTACCGTACACTCCGGCATATACAACATGGAATACGGTGCTTGTTTTACCACTGACAGTCAAGGGTTTTTTAAACGCAGTCTTCTTGAAGCCTGTACAACA